ACAAGCCGCTGCGGCGAAACTTCGCCCGGCACACCTAAGAGGCCCCCATGGAAAAAGACTTCGACAGCCAAGACGAGACGTACCTTAAAGAAGAGGACGACAACGCGGGGCCATCGCCAGACGACAAGCTGCCCGAGGGCCTGGCCGAAGCGCTGGCCGCCGAAGTCACCGACGCCATCTCCTACGTCGAGGAGGCGTTTTCGGACATCCAGGCCGACATGACCGATTTCTACAAGGGCGAGCTGCCGGGGATCCGTGAAGAGGACGAAAAAGACAACCGCTCGGACTTCGTGAGCCGCGACGTGCACGATGCCGTGGCCGCTTACATGCCCGATCTCATGCGCGTGTTCACCGGACCCGACCACGTCCTCGAGTTTGAGCCCACCCGCCAGGAAGACGAGGCTTATGCGTCGCAGGCCACTGCCGCCGTGCGCAACATCTTCGAAAAAGAAAACGACGGCTGGGGCATCATTCACGGCGGCTTGAAAGACGGCTTGATCCGCAAGTACGGCGTGGCCACCTGGTACTTTGAAGAGCTCGACACGGGTTACGAAAAAGAGTACACCGGGCTGGACCTGGACGCCCTGACGGTTTTGCTCAACGAGCCGGACGTCGAAGTCATCGAGCTGGAAGAGTACCCAGCCGAAGACCCAGAAACCGAGAGCTCGACGTTTGACGTGACGCTCATGCACAAGCGCAGCGTCAAAAAATTCTGCGTTGACCTGGTGCCGCCCGAGGAGCTCATCATCGCCCGCGCGGCTCGCAAAGCCGACGGCAAGCGCTTCATTGGCCGTCGCCGGTCCATGCCGGTGCACGAGCTCGTGGCCATGGGCTACGACGAGGACGAAGTCAAAGAATTTGCAGGCGCAGGCGGCGACAGCCAGCTTAAAACCAACGCCCTGACCTACGAGCGCAACCCCGAAGGCCAAAACGCCGGGCCCGAGCGCCAAGACGAAGGCGGCAAGGAAGTGCTGTACGTCGAGGGCTTCATGGAGTGGCTGATCGACGGGCGCATGCAGCTCGTCAAGGCGTGCATGCTGGGCAGCGCGTACAAGGTCAAGAGCTGGGAGCAAGTCGAGGCCATCAACCTGGCCGTCTGGACCCCAGACCCCGAGCCTCACACCCCCATTGGCGAGTCCCTGGCCGAAAAGGCGTCGGACTTCCAGCGCGTGAACACCGAGATCTGGCGCGGCGTTTTGGACTCGCTGCAAGAGGCCTTGATCCCCCGCACCGAAGTGGTCGAGGGCCAAGTCAACTTGGACGACGCCATGAGCAACGAGCTGGGCGCTTTGGTGCGTGTTCGCCAGCCGGGCATGGTGCGCCCAATCTCCCAGCCGTTTGTCGGCCAGGCCGCACTGCCGCTGCTGTCCGTCATCGACCAAAAGCGCGAAGAGCGCGTGGGCGCTTTCCGCGCAGCCGACGGCCTGTCGGCCGAGGCCATGCAGTCCTCGACCAAGATGGCGGTGGCTGCGACGATCAGCGGCAGCAAGGCCCAAAAAGAGCTCATGGCCCGCAACTTCGCGGCCAACTTCCTCAAGCCCATTTTCCGGGGCCTGCTGCGCCTGTTTGTCGAGAACCAAGACAAGCCAAAGACCATGCGCCTGAATGGCGGCTGGGTGGCTGTGGATCCTCGCGGCTGGAACGCCGAGATGGACATGGACGTGAACGTGGCCGACGCCATGCTGCCGGTCGAGGAGCGGATCCAGAAGCTGGGTGCCGTGGTCCAAAAGCAAGAGACCATCTTGCAGACCCTGGGCGCTGAGAACCCGTTGGTCACCATGGCCCAATACTCGACGGCCCTGCAAGACCTTACCCGTCTGGCCGGTTTCCGTCAGGCCGAGCGCTACTTCAACCAAGTGCCCGCCGAGTGGAAAGCCCAGCCCAAGCCGCAGCAGCCCGACGCCGCTTTGCTGCTGGCGCAGGCGCAGATCGAGTCGATCAAGCTCAACGACAACCTCAAACTCGAAGAGTCCACGGCCAAGTTGAACCACGAGCGCGAAAAGCAGCGCATGGACGACGATTTCCGACGCGACGAGCTGGCGCAAGAGGGCATCATCAAGCTGTCCGAGATCGAGCAGAAATACGGCGCAGACCTGACGGCCAAGTCAATGCAGATCCAAGCCGAGGTGGACAAGAGCCGCCACAGCTTGGTGGCCGACGCCTTCAACAGCGCCAACGCCCCAATGCCTGCACCAGCGATGCCCGCAGCCCCCGCCAACTTCACCGGAGCCCCCACCGATGGCCTATGACATCACGCCGTTTCAGCTGCTGCCCTCACAACAGGACAAGCGGCCTTCCGTGGGCTACGAAAACGGGGTGGGCAACCCCAACGACTACGAGTACTACGTCGACCCAGCTACGCGCACCGTCAAGCGCCGGGCCAAGCAAGGCCTGGCTGCGCGGGCGGAAGCTGTCGCGCCTGTTTCGGGTGATTCCGGCAGCGGGTTTGGGTCTTCAAACAGTGGCTGGGCCAGCAAAACACCGGCGGAGCAAGCAGCTTTTTATGCGGACAACCCGCGATTTGCCGCAGTCACGCAGGGCCTGCAATCGGCCTTTGGCCTGACCAGTTTGGGCCGTCTGGCGCAAGCGTTTAACCCGATCGGTTTTGGTGAGCAAAGCATGATCGCCCGCGGCGTCGACCCGGCCTACATGGGCCAGCTCAACGCCCAAGTGCAAACCAACGCCGCGCAGCCGGGATTCAACACCACCTGGGGCGGCGGCCTCCTTGACACGCTGGGCGACCAGCCGGGCGATTATGATGGCCAGGGCTTGGGCGGCTTCGACACCAGCCTGGGCGGCTACACTGGCGTGTCCAACGACAACACCAATGCGGACACAAGCGGCTCGCCAAGCTATGGCGATTATGGCGGCTTCTTCTGACCCTTTTCATCAACCAACCGGAGCACCGTCAAATGACGATTCCAGCAGAAACACTCAGTCGCGAAGAAAAAGTGGCACGCTCGGGCGAGGCAAAACGCCTACTCGAGCACCCCCTCTTGCGCGAAGCCTTTGCGAACCTGCGCCTCAACTACTTTGAGGCCTGGTGCGACGTCCCCTCTGACAAGGTCAACGACCGGGACGCAATTTTTCACGCAGCCCGTGTGCTGGCCGACGTCGAAGCGCACCTGCGCGTCGTGGTCTCGCAAGGACGGCTTGAAAAGGCTCACATCGACAAGATGAAGGCCAAGGCTTCTTAAATTTTTCCCCTCTAAGGTACACTTATGTCACTTTCCAGCAACGCCCCCGCGACTGGAACTAGCGTCTCTGGCGCTATTCCGGCCTTTGAAGCAATCCTGTCTGGTGAGAGCCAGGACACGCAGGACGAGAGCAAGGCGCAACCAGTCGAAGACGACGAAGACGACAACGTCGACGAAGTTCAAGACGAAAATGCCGACCCAGCCGACGACGGCGAGCAAGACGAAGCCCAAAAGGCCGAGGACGAGCCCGCCGACGAAGACGAAGAAGGCGAGTCGGACGAAGGCGAAGAAGCCGATGACGACGAAGGCGAAGAGCAAGCCTACACCGTCCGCGTTGACGGTCAAGAGGTCGACGTTCCTCTGTCTGAGTTGATTAAAGGTTACTCGCGGACTGCCGATTACACGCGCAAGACCCAAGAGGTTGCCGCAATGCGCAAAGCCGCAGAAACGGAAGCCGTTGAGTCACGCGCGTTGCGTGAACAGTATGCGCAGCGTTTGGACCATATCGACGCGATCTTGCAAGAGGCAGACGGCCAGGAGCCCAACTGGGACCAACTCCGAGCCGAAGACCCGATTGAATTTGCCGCCCAATGGGCTGAGCATCAACGTCGGGCCGAAGTCAAAATGCAAGTCCGAGCCGAGCAGCAACGTGTGCAGCAGCTGCGTGCAGGCGACCAGCAAAAAGCCCTTGCGGCCCAGCTGGACGTGGCCCGAGCCGAGCTCTTGAAAGCCATTCCCGAATGGAAAGACGAGGGCAAAGCCAAGGTCGAGCGCGCGGCCATGAAAGAGTTTGGCAAGAAAATCGGTTTTACCGAAGAGGAATTGGGACAGGTAGCGGATCACCGAGCCGTCGTTTTGTTGCGAAAAGCGATGAAATATGACGCGATGGTGGCCAAGCGCGGCGACATCAAACCCGCCGCAAAGCCTGCACCAAAGCCCATGAAGCCAGGCTCTGCTGCCACAGCCAAAGTGTCCAAAACCGGCGACCTGTCTCGCGCAAAACAGCGTCTGGCGAAGTCCGGGACCACCCGTGATGCCGCCGAATTGTTCAAGTTCCTGATTTAAATTTCCTGGAGTTCACCATGGCAAAAGTTACCAACGCCTTTGAAACCCGCGATGCCAAAGGCAACCGCGAAGACCTGTCCGATGCTATTTACAACATCGACCCCTCTGACACGCCTTTCCTGAACACCGTTGGCCGCCGCAATGTGTCTAACGTGCAGTTTGACTGGCAAACCGAAGAGCTGCCAGGCGCAGACAGCGGCAACGCCCAGCCTGAAGGCTTCGAGTTGGCCCGCACTGCTGGCCAGCCTACTGTGCGCCGTCGCAACGTCGCCCAGATCTCCAAGCGCGACGCGACTGTGACCGGCTCGCAAGAGAAGGCCAACGCCGCTGGCAAGTCTGGCGAGATGGCCCACCAAATGGCCATCAAGTCCAAGGTCCTGAAAAACGACATGGAAAAAATTGCCTTGTCCGATCAGGCTTTGGACGACGGCACCGACGACGGCATCCGCCGCACTCGCTCTTTGGGCCACTGGCTCCAGACCAACATCAGCCGTGGCGCAGGTGGTGCAAACGCCGCCAGCGAAACTGCTGCCGTGACTGCTGGCACCCAGCGCGCTTTGACCGAAGGCTTGGTTCGCACCACAATGCAGAAATGCTTTGACAACGGCGCAACTCCTTCGATCTTGTTCACCGGCTCGGTCAACAAGTTGGCCGTTGACGGCTTCCAAGGCCGCACCAACACCCGCCACAACGTCGAAGTCAACAAGGCCGTCCAGGGCATCTCCCTGTACGCCTCGGACTTCGGCGACCTGAAGGTGGTTGTTGACCGTTGGTTGCCACAAGACCGCGTCGTGTTGCTCGATCCCGAGTACGCACGTATCGCGTTCTACCGTGGCTTCCAGCAAAAGCCGCTGGGCGTGATCGGCGATGCCGAGACTCGCATGATCTTGGCCGAGTGGGGCGTGCAAGTGGACAACGAGAAGGCACACGGCGCTGTGTTCGACTTGTTCGACACCAACGCCGAATACGGCCTGTAATCGCAGGCGCGTAAAATCGGGGGACTGGGGCAACCTGGTCCCCCTTTTTACTTTTGGTAAACCATGACCGTTTCCCTCTTAGATCATCGCGGCTCTGTCATCAAGACGCTGCACACTGACGCGCACGACCCGGATCGAATGGTCGAGGTGACCGTGCAAGACTTGGACCCGTTGCTGGAGCAAGTGCGCCAGGACCGCGAGACGCATGTGCAAGGCAAAGAGATGAAATTGGCCGCCTGGATCCCCATGGAAGTCGTCGAGCGCATGATGCGCGACGGCTCGTGGAACGACCCCGAGGCCGTCAAGCGTTGGGCCAACGATCCGCAAAATGAGTGCTTTCGTGTCTGGAAAGGCCGACTCTAAATGGACAACTACACCGAACTGCAAGACGCGATTGCCGATTGGCTGAACCGGGTCGGCAGCCCCGACTTGGCCGCGCGTGCGCCTGACTTTATCAAGATGGCCGAGGCCCGGTTCAACCGCAAGCTGCGCGTGCGCCAAAACGAAAAGCGCGCCACAGCCGTGCTAGACGCTGGGTTTATCACGCTGCCCTCGGACTGGCTCGAAGCCATCGCGCTGCGCTTGGTAATCGACGGCAAGCCCGTCTCGCTGGAGCTGGGCACGCCCGAGCAACTCGTGCAGGCCCGGCGCAACGCCGTGATCGGCGGCCAGACAAGCCCCGCGTTGTACCGATTTATCGGCAACCAGATCGAAGTCGCGCCCTACGTTTCGGGCGAGGCCACGATGGAGTTGGAATACCACGGCAAGATCCCAGACCTGGCCACCAACGCCACAAACTGGGTGCTGACCGAGTGGCCCGACCTGTACTTGTACGGCGCGCTGCAACATTCTGCGCCCTACCTGCGCGACGATCAACGCCTGCAAACTTGGGCGGGGATTTACAATACCCTCTGGAGCGAGCTAACCGAAGCCGACGACGCGGCCAAGCACAGCGGCTCTGTTCTCAAAACCCGCACACGACGCCGGAGCTGACCATGTCCTTTACCAACTATCTCGAAAACGCAGTCATGGACCACGTTTTCGGCGCTGGCACTTTTGCCAAGCCCGCAGGCCGATACGTCGCTTTGTTTACTGGTGCGCCTGGCGAAGCCGGTGGCGGCACTGAAGTCAGTGGAGTGGGCTACGCACGACAGTCGGCGGCGTTCACCGTGTCGGGCAACAGCCCCACAAACGCAGAAAACACAGCCGCCGTTGAATTCCCAACAGCCGTGACGAGCTGGGGCACCGTGACTCACGCCGCAGTGTTTGACGCGATCACGGGCGGCAGCATGCTGGCCTATGCGGCCTTGGTCGAGGCCAAGCCAATCAGCACGGGCGACGTGTTCCGCTTCCCAGCAGGCAATCTCGACTTCACCCTGGAGTAATCTAGGTGGCAGGGCGTGGCTACGGGACCGCGCCGTATGGCACTTCGCTGTACGGGGTCACGAACTATCGTGACGGCCTAGCCGCGTCGGTGACGCAGTCAAGCGCTTCGGCGGTTGAGTCCTCGGACTTGCACGGTCAAGCGCAGGCCGCAGCGGTATCGGCCAGTTCTGCGCAAGCCGTGCGTGTCGTGCTGGCCGCAGCCAGCGCCAGCGCGGCAAGTGGGTTTGCGGCGGCTGCTTTGCGCGTTCGCACGGCGAGCGGGTACGCCGCTTCGGCCAGCGCAGCAAACGCCAGCGCAAAACGGGTGCGAGAGGCCCAGGCAAACGCAAACGCCAGCACCACGGGAAGCGCCGTCGGCGTGTTTATCGTCGAGGCCGGGCCAACAAGTGCGGCGACCGTAAGCGCAAGCACAGCCGTCGCGCTGCGCGTGCGGCAGGGCTCCGCCCAAGCCCAAACGGCCTCGGGTGCTATCATCCAGGCTGAAAAGATTTTCCAAGCTCGTGCCGAAGCGGCCTCGCAAAGCGGGGCTCAGGTTTCCGGTGCGGTCCGTGGGGTTTTGGTGGCTTTTCCGAGCACAACGACGACCGGATCGTCGGCCTCGGGGCGCATCGTGTGGAGCACCAACGTGCCAGCCGGTGCAGCCTGGACTCCTATTCCAGAGGGCGGGGATCCTTGGGCCCCCGTGGCGGACGAACCCGACGCGGGCTGGACTCAACTTAGAGCATAACCGGAGCCGACGATGGCAGACACCTTCACCGCAGTTTTGAATTTGACCAAGCCGGAAGTCGGCGCGTCTACGGACACTTGGGGCACCAAGGTCAACGCCGATCTGGACACGATCGACGGGCTTTTTGACGCAGGCCCGGTGCTCAAGCTGTCCAAAGGCGGTACTGGCGCGGCTACCGCAGCCGGTGCGCGCACAGCCCTTGGCTTGGCGATTGGTACGGATGTCCTCCCGGTAGATAATCCAATCTACACTGGAACCCTGACAGGCGGCACAGGCGTCGTTAACTTAGGTTCTGGGCAGTTCTACAAGGACACCTCCGGCAACCTCGGCTTGGGGGTTACTCCGAGTGCTTGGGGTGGTGCGCCTGCACTTGACATTGGGTCTTGGGCTGCAATTGCTGGTGTCGATGCCTTGGTAGACAGGGTTGCCTTCAGCGTCCACTGCGTCTTTTTCGCCACTCACAGCGTCTGGGCAGACCTTGGCCAATTCGTGGGCGATGAAACCTTCGCCATCAGAGCCATCAGCGTTCCATTTGTAAGTGACAGGCTTGAGTTGAGCAACTTTAGACAATGCGCCAGTCATTGGGGCAATGTCAATATCAAAATATGGGATAGTCATATGTCCACCAGAAAATGAATATTCAGTTGATTCATCATCGGTGCAGTCATTTAGATAGACAAGTGCCGACAGTACGTTTCGTGTTGCGTGTTGTTCTTTCGGTTCACGCCCATAGCGGTAGTTGACATCGTTATCTGCATGAAATCCAAGTCCACCACCCTTGGCGTATCTGAGCACATGTCCAGGACTTTTCCACCATAGACACTGCAATACGGCAGGAAACATTTCTATGTAGCGAAGAAGTGCGCCATAGATTGCCTTTTCGCATTCTTGGAAAAACGGAATATCCAAACTTCCAATACGAATAGGAGCCCTATCCATGTCCTCAAGGTCATAGATAAATCCACCCTTATTGATTGCATGAAGTGGATTACCATTATCGTCCTTGACAATTGTGTAGGAGTTTTTGAATGATTCGTCTTTCATTCTGTCAAGATATTCAAATGCCTCTTTTTGAGGGACATTGATTGCATTCTTGAAAATAACCGTTCCGCCACCAAGGTGCTCTGGAATAAAATTGAAATCACTCATAACAGCGATTGTACTGCCTGAATAATCGTCTGGTCCATATCGCTAGTCTCGACGATATCTGCCAACGGT